CTGCGCGGTTTCCTCGCCAAGGGTTTTCTCCTGGGCGGCTCTGACGTGACTGTGTCCACCCAATTGCTTGCACCTGAGGGGTTCGATGGCTTTGGCTCGGATCAATACCCCACCTACCTCGGTATCGCAATGGGCGTCCGTTCCCTCTTCGAGGACATGATCGAACCCTTGGGTCCTACCCTTCGTGACCGCTACGACCAGGCAGCTAACGCCTCAGCTGACTTGTCTGACGCGGTTGGCTCCTTCGGGCCCAAGATCTCCCAGGCCCTTACTGGCGTCGTCTGCCTCGACAAGACCCTGTTCTCCACGTCGCCGACTTCGAAACGTAATCAGCTACTCGTGGCCCCCACCGTCGCCGTCGACTGGTATGCGGTACCATACACGTGCTTAGCGGCCGCGGATATCATCCCCTACCTAGGGAGCGTTAAGGCCGATGGGATGGAGCTCGCCCCGGAGACCTCTCTCCTAAACATAGCCGATTGGCTCCCATACGTAGTCCCCCTCGACGACGGTTCGGGGTATTGGATGCCGCGCGGTCCACCGTACAGCTTGGTCCAGTCGCAATGGCGCCTGAAATATGTGACCCCGCGCACGCGCTTCGCCATCGACTGGCTGCGCCGGTACTCCGTTACACCAGGCACCCTCGACACCTCGATCTTGGCCCCCTGGATTTGGATTACTCTGCGCCCACCAAACGACTGGCGGCAGGTCGCACTCTGGTTTGGGGCCCTCCTGACCAACTTGCCCGTCAATGCGATCTGGGACGCCATTTACCTGCCAGGTGGTGGCCCGCTCCCGACCGTTTCTCTCGACGTCGCCGGCCAGATCAAATGGGTCGCCCTCGGGGTCACGAATAATCAGCGCAACTTCCTTGCCGGAGCTTCCGACTCCTCTCTGCCCCTCATCTCCACTGGGTTCCGTCAGTCCGTCGCCCCGTTGCCGATCCCGATAATCGAGGCAGCGCTCACCGCCCAGCGGGCAGCAGTCCGCCGTATTGACGAGTTCAAGATCCCTGGCGCCCTCGCCACTACTAAGCGCATGTCGACTGCGCCGGGCATCGCTCCTGCGGTGCCCCCCCCCGCCCCCCTCGCACATGAATCTGGGTCCATCACCCTTGCCAAGCCGCAGGCTCTTGCGGACTCCGCACAGTGATGTGGACTTCGAGGATCGACGCCATTACAGCGACTACGTTCGCTGAGAAAGTGGCTTGGGCTCGCGGGGTCCTCGGTTCCAAGGTCGCTCCGGCAGCCCTGGGACCCGGGGTAGCGGGCATGGGGCGCGCCCAAGCAGAGGAAGTTGCCCCCGAGATGTTCGCGTGGAGTGAGCCAATCCCTACCCTCATCCCCGCGACCCGGACCTATACCTTCTCGGAGGCGACAGCGGCCCTCGCCACCGGTTCTAAGGGGCTCTCACGCTTCGCGGGCACCGATAGCGGGATCTCGGCTTCGTCTCCAGAGCTAAGCCTGGGCGCCAACCTGTACGTCTACCTAATCAGGCAGGGTGCCAGGCCGGAGTCACGGCTGTTGTTGCTAGCGGCTCACGGTTGGCACGAGTGGTTGGTAGCGGGGAATTACGCCGCCTGGGCCAGCTGGATGAACGGACGGGCGAAGAAGCTTACACGTCGGCTGGGTCGCGACTGGTGGGTGCTGGCGGAGTTGGCGACGCTCTCGGGCTACGCTACCACCGATGACGCCGACTTTTACGAAGACGTGCGTTCCTGGGTCCACGACCGGCACGAGTTCATCTCCCCGTTCGTCGGCGTCCCGTGGTTGGACGCGTTCGAGGCCGCGGTCTACGCCGTACTGGATGAGGCCTCGAAGGGGAAGCCCCCCCCCGACGGGCCGACCTTAGCTGAGTGGTGTGGGAACCCTTTAAACTGGGGGCTCCAGGGGTCGGGCTTTGAGGTCAAGGGCCGGAGGACGTTCGTCACCTCCACTTCCGGCGAAGAGAAGACCATGAAGACGAAGTGGTCTATGGCGCTCGGTCTGACGCCGGCTTCGGTTTTGGCCGATATCGTAACGCCCGCCCGACAGGTCGCCAAGGCCGTCATGAAGCAGGAAACGAAGAAGGTGCGCGCCGTGGTGGCGGCTGACGCGCCGACCTACTGGAAGCAGAAGTACCCGGATACGTTCCTGCGGCCCCTCCTCTACGGCTCTCCCCTCTCGACGTTGTGGATGACGCCCGCCCAGCGCGAGACCACCAAGGCTGAACTCGCCGCCGGCGGCCCGACCGCCGACGTCGACCAGACGAAGTTCGATCATTCGATCACCCTGGCTATGGTGCTCGTTATGTTGATCGCTATCGCGGCGCTGCTCCTACGAGACCGAGACCCTGGCGGACCGACTGACGATATACGCCTGGCGATGTGGAACGTCGTCTTTGCCCTTAACGGCGGTAAGGTCATCGTCGGCTCTGCCTACCTCTCTATTCAGAATGGCATCCTCTCGGGCTGGCTGTGGACCGCCCTCCTCGACACCCTCGCTAATCTGGCCGAGCTCTTCTTGGCCGAGGCGGTCATTTTCCCCCGGCACGGCAATGCGCTCCTGGTCAAATGTGCGCAGGGGGACGACCTTCACACGCGCCTGATCTCCTGGGGCGCCGTCGTCGATCTGCTGTGGGTCTATGCCTACATGAAGATACCCGCTAACTTCTCTAAATCTATGAGCGACCCAGTCGTCTCGGAGTTCCTGCGCGCTTTCGGGGATTCGTCAGAGCACAGAGTTCAGGGGTATCCGGCCCGAGCCGTTAACGGTATTCTATGGCGGAACCCTCTCAACGACACCGAACGTCCGGGCCAGCAGCGGCTGTCAGGCGTCTTCGAGCGCTGGAACAACGCGGGAGGCCGCTTGCAGATGGACTCGGTGCCCGAAGCCTGTATCGCAGACCTCGCACGCGGAAACCGCCTTGCCCCCTGGGCGGTACGATCCTGGTTGGCCACTCCTAATGCCTTGGGGGGGGCGGGGATACTGACTGATACCTCGCACGTCTACCTTAAGACCACCACAGCACGGCGGCGCTACTTCGGACTCTTCCCTTCCCGCTCTCACCTCCCAGGTATCGCAGCCGTCGTTGACTCCGCAGAACGCCTCGGCCTGCGTGCGCCCGCGGCCGCGGTCGATAATTGGGCTAATTCCCTTCTGCGCTTCGGCCCGCGCACACTTGAGCGTCACTCTGACTGGGAATCTGCCACCTTCGACGTCGCGGTCTGGGATAACGTGTTCATAACGCCCGCGCCCCCGATCACTCTCGCGCGCGAGCTGACCCCGGAAGAGGTCCAGTTGCTCCAGATCTTCCCTTCCGACGCTAATTGTGCCGCGTTAGGAAATCCACGCCCTCCCGGTGTAGCTCTGCGCTGGTGGGTAGCTTTCTGCACGTCCTCACTTGGTGCGCCTAACCCACGGATCTGGGGGGCGAGCGCTGAGTGGACGTCCACCTTCTCGCGCGCAACGGGGCGAGAGTTAGCGAGTGGTTTCCTGCGCCGCCGCGGTTCGAAGCGTTGGGAGACCTGGAAGTGTGCCCTAGCCACTGCTGAAGTACAAGAGCGTGCGAAAGCTCTCGAGCGCATGCGCAGCGGCCCCTTCGTCGCGCCCTAAACGACCTGTGTGCACCCCCCCCCGCCCCGCGACCGGTTAGCGTCGCCCTCATAGCCGCACGGAGGTAACCCCCTCCGTGTGATCTCGG